ATGAAAGGATGGTTTATATGCTTCAGATCGGAATGATCGTTAAAATCTTGCCTGATGCGGAATACAGCGGCAAGTTCACCGGCTACATCGGCAAGGTGAAAAATTACTTTTCGCAGAACAAGAAGGTTGGCGTGGAACTTTTTCAGCAGACGAATGACGCAAGTTCCAAGGGCCTGTTTTGGTTCTCTGAATCCAAGGTGGTTGCGGCGGGCAGTCTGCCTGATGCCATGATGGAATATATCAAGGCCGATCTTAACGCCACCTTTGGCGTTGCAAATCACATCCGCCGTTCCCGTCAGACCGGCCTTCCGCAGATCAAGAAGGTCATTTATAGCGGCCCCAAGACAATCATTCTGTGGGCCGACAACACCAAAACCATTGTTTCCTGTGGGGAAGCGGATTCCTATGACTACTATTCCGGTTTCTGTGCCGCTGTGGTCAAGAAACTGTTCGGTTCCACCACCCACGCCAAAAAGGTTTTGGGTGATTCCATTCAGATCAATGATTAACCTGTTCCAGCACCAGCAACAGGCCCTTGATGAAACCGAGGGGAAGAACCGGGTGGCCTATTACCTTGATATGGGCCTTGGGAAAACCTTTGTTGGTTCCGAAAAAATGATGAAGCTGGACAAGCGGATCAATCTGGTGGTGTGCCAATGTTCAAAAGTTCAAGACTGGATTGAACATTTTCAAGACCACTACACCCGGAATTGTGTGTTCGACCTGACCAACCCCAAAACCTTCAAATGGTTCTTTGAACAGGTTCAGCATGAAGTTCCAACCCTGATGATTGGCGTGATCAACTACGAACTGACCTTCAGGCGGAATGTGCTGAAAACCCTGACCGGCTTCACGCTGATGTTGGATGAAAGTTCCCTGATCCAGAACGAGAACGCCAAACGGTCAAAGTTCATTCTTGGGCTGAAACCGGATAATGTGATCCTTCTGTCAGGCACCCCCACGGGCGGCAAGTATGAAAACCTGTGGAGCCAATGCCATCTGTTGGGGTGGAAGATTTCAAAAGAACTGTTCTGGAAGCAGTACATTCAAACGGAATGGGTTGAAACCGATGGATTTTGGCGGCAACAGATTACCGGCTATAAGAATGTTGACCGGCTGAAGATGAAGCTGGCCGAACATGGGGCCGTTTTCATGACTACCGAACAGGCCGGGATCAGCCTTCCAAAACGGAACTGGATCAAGGTCAAAACCCGCCCTTCACCCCTTTATTGGAAGTTCTGGAATGATCGCTATATTGCGATTGACAGCGCCAACCTTGGTGAATTTGAACTGGATGCGGATTTCTACGGTTCCAATGCCCATTGTGAACGGGAATTGATCGGTGATACCAGTTTGACCCGCCGCCTTTACGCCCGTCAGCTTTGCGGCCTATATAACCCGGCCCGTTATGAAGCCTTCCGGGATTTGGTGAACAGCACGGAAGATCGCTTGATTGTGTTCTATAACTTCACGGAAGAAATGGAACGCCTGAAGGGGATTGCCAAGGGCCTGAACCGGCCTGTGTCGGTTCTTTCCGGTGAAGAAAAGAACTTGGATGCTTACCGCTACCAGCACAACAGCATTACCTTCATTCAGTATCAGGCCGGTGCAATGGGCGGCAATTTCCAGCTTGCCAACAAAATCATTTACTTCAGCCTTCCCCAAGGTTCGGAATTGTGGGAGCAATCCCAAAAGCGTATTCATCGCCTTGGGCAAGAACGGCCCTGTTTCTATTACCTGATGATCTGTCCGGGAACGGTTGAAGAAGATATTCTTTCCACTTTGGAAATGAGAAAGGACTATACCGATGAACTATTCAGAAAGTATGAGCAAGCGGCAACAGCGCCGCAAAGCCCTTAACCAGCGGTTCAGGCGGATGTTCCTTGTGGCCCTTCTGATGGGCCTTGCAATGGGGTTTATATTTGGGCGCTGTTCCGCTGTCAACGGCAAGGCCCCGGATGCCCCCATTAAACCGGATCAGCTTACCGCCGTGACCCCGGATGTGACCTTGGAGCCGGTGGAAACTCCGCTGGTGGAAGAACCCGCCGAACCTGAACCGGTGCTGTTGGGCAGTTTCAGAATTACCGCCTATTGTTCCTGTGAAAAGTGTTGCGGCGAATGGGCCAAGAACCGGCCCAACGGCATTGTGTATGGTGCCGCTGGTGTGGAACTGAAAGCCGGTGTTTCCTGTGCTTCCCCGCTTCCCTTGGGAACCGTGGTGGAAGTGGAAGGCTTGGGTGAATACATCGTTCAGGATCGCCCCGCCCAATGGGTGATTGACAAATACGGTGAAAACCAGATCGACATTTATTTTGACAACCATGAAGCCGCTTCCGCCTTCGGCCTGAAGCAGTTGAATGTTTATTTGAAAGGAGAACCCGAAAAATGATCAAATGTGAAAATGCTTGCCCCCGTGGAAAATTTGATGGGTGTTGCCACAAATGCCCGGATTTCCACACTTGTCCTGATTCCTGTCAGGAAAACCCGAACGCCTGTGGTTCGGCCACCTTCGATGAAGAAACGGCCCTTCAGGAGTTCAAGAACACCCAGCTTGCCACCCTGAACGCCATTGCTTCCCTGACCGCCCACAAGAAGGCTATTGAGGATCAGGAAAAGGAAATGAAGGCCAAGCTGTATGAAGCAATGGTGAAGTTCGGCGTGGATAAGTTTGAATCCGATGTTCTGAACCTTATCCTTGTGAAGCCCACCAATGCCACCAGCATTGATTCCGCCAAGCTGAAGAAGAAATACCCGGACATTGCTTCCGAGTGTTCCAAGACCACCGCCAAGGCCGGTTATGTGAAGATCACCCTGAAGGGCGGTGGGCAGTAATGGAAGGTTTGACCCCGAAAGAAGCTGACGCTTGGGCGAGTGAAATGACCCGTATTGTTGGTGGCACCATTCATGAACTGATTGCGGCGGCTGATAAACACAATATTGACCGTGATTCCGCTGTTCAGTATTATTCCGACCTGTTTTCGGCTATGGCAAGTGTGGCAACCTTTGAACATTATGAAATGGACGGTAGGGCCGATGGCAAGGGATGAAGTGTGGGATGCCCTGAAAAATCATGCCAAACAGGTTCATTCAGAACGGGTTGCAAAGAACCCCGACCGGATCGCCTATGCCATTCAGCAGTTTGAAGCCCACGGCATTGAATACCAACTGAAGAATGAGCAAACCGGACATTTCCATTGTTGGCGGAAGTCTGATGATAAACTGTTCCAATTCTACGCTGGAACGGGTAAAATTCAGGGCGTCACCCAAGTCAGAGGTATTCACAGCCTGATTCAGATGTTGGAGGGGTGAGCCGATGGCCGGTGAAAAAAACTTTGAAAATCGCCTGAAGGAATGGCTGGAAGCTGAAGGGATATATCCCTTGGGTGAACCTGTTGACCGCATGAGCGCCCCGCCCTGTGGCTTCTATGAAAAGCGTTGGGGTGGAAGCCGGTATGTGAAAAGCGGCCTTCCCGATATGCGGATCACCGTGAAGGGCATTGCCCTTGAAGTGGAGCTGAAGGCCACCGATGGAACCCCATCTGTGCTTCAGAAGCGTAATTTGGCCCAAATCAACGGTTCACAGGGGTTCGGGTTCATCCTTTACCCGGAAGGCTTTGAAGCCTTCAAGACTATTGTGAAAGGGGTGAAACAATGCGAGTTTCCCACAGCCGGGTTGAAGTCTTTGATAGATGCCCATACAAATACCGCTTGCGATATGTGGAAGGGATAGACACGATCCCAAACACGGACGCAGACAACGCCCTGATCCTTGGCACCGCCCTTCACACCGGCATTGAAGAAGGGGTTGAACAAGCCCTTGACTTCTACAAGAACAGCTTCCCGGTTCTGACGGATGATCACATTCATGAAATGATGAAGTTGGAAGCCATGATCCCCAAGGCAAAGGCCATGTTGCCACCGGGCGGAACCTTTGAACTTCCAATCGGGAACGCTGATTTCATCGGCTTTATGGATTATCTGGTTCCCGTGGGGAAGGGCCTGAAGCTGGATGGCCTGATCACTGGTGAAGATTTGAATGAATTTGAAGCGTTTGATCTGTACGATTTCAAGTATTCCAACAACGCCAAGAACTACGCCGTTTCCGGTCAGCTTCACGAATACAAGTATTGGTATGAACTGACCCATCCCGGCCACCGGATCAGAAATATGTATTTCCTGATTGTTCCCAAGCCCAAGATCAGGCAGAAAAGCACCGAAACCCTTTCCCAATTCCGTGACCGCTTGCAAGCGGCCTTGAAAGATGCTGAACCAACGCTGATGCCGGTTCAGTACAACCCCATGAAGATTGTGGACTTCCTGACCGATGTGAAGCACATGGTTGAAGCCACAGACTTTCCCAAGAACCCAAACCATTTTTGTGGATGGTGTGAGTATGAAGAATATTGTCAGAAAGGATGGGATTATATGTTACTTCCCAAGAATGAACGCCGTGATCTGAATGCCACCAAGAAGAAGGTTGTGTGGCTTTACGGCGCACCCTTCAGCGGCAAAACCTTCTTTGCCAATCAGTTCCCCGATCCCCTGATGTTGAACACGGATGGCAACATCAAGTTTGTGGATGCCCCTTATATCGCCATTCGTGACACCGTTACAGTGGAAGGCCGTATCACCAAGCGCAAGTTGGCCTATGAAGTGTTCATGGATGCCGTGGCCGAACTGGAAAAGAAACAGAACGATTTCCGAACCATTGTGGTTGACCTTCTGGAAGATGTTTATGAATCGTGCCGGGTTTACATCTGTGATCGTCAGGGCTGGAAGCATGAATCTGATGATTCCTTCCGTGCGTGGGATATGGTCAGAAGTGAGTTCCTGAACACCCTGAAGCGGCTTGTGAATCTGGACTATGAAAACATCATCCTGATCAGCCATGAGGACAGAAGCCGCGACCTGACCCGCAAGGGCGGCGATAAGATCAGTTCTATCAAGCCGAACCTTCAGGATAAGGTGGCAAATAAGGTGGCCGGTATGGTTGATCTGGTGGCCCGTATCGTGGCGGACGATGATGAACGGGTGCTGTCTTTCAAGACTTCTGAAGTGATCTTCGGCGGTGGCCGTTTGACTGTCCGTGATAAGGAAATCCCGCTGACCTATGACGCTTTCTGTGAAGTCTACGAGGAAGCCAACCAGAAGGCCGCAGGAGCCGTGAAGCGTGGCGGCAATACCCCGGCTACCCCCGCACCTGAAACCACCGACACGCCCACCACAGCGCCCAGCAGAAGGGGCAGAAAGGTCAAGACTGAAACCCCGCCCCCGGCTGATAACTATGATCCGGCTGAAGATGCGGCAAAGGCGGCTTGTGGTGATCCTGATGGAACTTGGACACCGGGCGGCGGTGAAAAGGATGATTCTGTTCCTGTTGATGAACCGGCCACCGGTGACACCCCGCCTTGGAACGATCTTCCCAAATGCCCGGACGGCGAACGCATTTTCAGACAGCACGATCAGAACCCGGAAATCCCCCTTTGTCCGTCCATTGACGCTGGCCACCGTTGCCACAAGGAAGGCGGCCCCGATGGTTGTCCCCTGTGGGATCGCCCCAAGGCACAGGCAGAGGAACCCGCACCCAAGACGGATGCTAACCCGCCCCGCCGTACCCGGAAGAAGC